CCGCGGCGCTGGACCTTCATGTCCGGGCGGTTCTCGTTCCAGAGTTGCTCGTAGCCGGCCAACTGGATCTTGTGCGCTGGGACGATGGCTTTGCTGGTCTTCCAGTCGAGCAACACGATCTTACCGTCGCGGTCGCGCGCGGGGGCGTCGATGGTGCCGCCGAAGAGGAACTCTTCGGAGACGAGCTGCACTTCGGGTTCGATGACGGTAAAGCCTTCGCTGTCCCACCACCGGCGGAAGTTGTTGTAGGCGATGGTCGCCTTCTCAACGTCTGCCGGTGAGAACTCGGAGAGGTCGGGTTCATGGTTGTGCAGGAAGCACTCGATCATAAAATGCGCCACGGTGCCGATGTCGGCGGCTTTATCGCGCACCTTCCGGTAGTCTTGGCCATCCATGCCGAGTTTCCACGCCCAGTGGATGAGTCCGCTGCTGTCCTCGCCGATTTTGGCGATGGTGCTGGCGCCCGGAACGTCGGTGCCGTCTTTCAACGGATACTTCTGGTGGGCGCGGGTCTTCTCGAGGCGTACGATTTTGCGTCCGTCCTCGGTGAAGCGATCCGGCTCAACGGGCTTGGCTTTCTTAGGGAGGGGACGTTTTGTCCCCTCCCTTTTGCGTGTGGTGTTTTTGGCTGGCATGGGGTTACCAGGTGATCTCTTCGTCGTCGGTGCCGGTCTTGCGTGCGGCGGGCTTGGCTTCGCTCACGTCGAAGCCGTAGGCCACGGCGCTGCCGCCGTCGCCCCAAGTGACAAGGTCATGCACCATGACAGCCTTGGGCTGCAGCGTGATGCCGGCGCCGAGCGTGCCGGTGTACCAGCAGTAAGGCACGACCGCGACCTGGATCTTGCTGCCGCCGCCGATGTTGTCGGTGATGATGTCGCCGGAGGCGTTGAAGAGCTTTGGTGCGCGGCTGTAGGTCTCGCCGGCTTTGTCTTTGCCCACAGCTTTGACCTTGAGTTTCAACTGGACGAGACCGTCGTTGTCTTCCCACGGTGCGGCGTGGAGCTTGAGCTTGTCCTTTTTCAGCTCGGCTTTCTTCTCGGCGACAAACGCGGAGAAAAGCTCCTCAGCTTGCTTGATGAACGGCTCGGCTTCCTCTGCGGTCAGCTCGAGGTTGACTTTGAACACTCCCATGTCGTCGAACTTGGTGTCGGGACGGTTGAGGTGAGGATAGCGGGCGATGCCCACGGGTGTGGTTAGGGTTTTTGAGGCCATGTTATGTGGTTGGTTGTTGGTTTTGTGTTGGGACTAAAAAATCGGAGCGGCGAAGGATGGTGAGGAAGTCAGTGGCGCGCAGCGTGATGAACCACTCCTCGCCGTTGCGCTTGTGGGCGACGACCGGGAAGAGCTTGGCCTTGGCATCGCGGATGGCTTGGGCCATCCAATCGCGGATCTTCACGACCTGGCAGAATTTCACCTCAAAGTGGAAATCTGGAAGGCAAGGGCAGACAACATCGGGCGAGTCGCCGAGGCCGCTGAACTGCTGGCCGCGGCGGATACCGGAGTCGCCAAAGGCTTCGCGCAACTCGTCGCGCCACATGCGCTCTCCGCGGGCGCCTTTTGCGCGACTATTCATTGATCGCCTCCCAAAGTTGTTTTGCCGGGGCGTAGACCGAGCCATCGCTGTCGCTGGTGCGTCCCGCGGGTGCTGTGCCCTCAAAGCGGGTGAGCGAGGGACGCCATGTGAGGTTGAGTGTGCCGGTGCGGCCCGCCCTATGTTTGGCAACGATCAGCTCGGCGTCTTGGACTTCCGGTTCCTCGTCTTGCACGGCGTAGTAGGCGGGACGGTGGATCAAGCAAACGATGTCGCTGTCCTGCTCGATGCTGCCGGATTCGCGGAGGTCGCTAAGTTTTGGGCGGTTGTCGCTGCGCTGTTCGGCCTGCCTGTTAACCTGGGCGGCGGCGACGACCGGAATGCCTAACTCCATCGACATGGCTTTGAGGCCGCGGGAGACGAAGCCGACTTCGTTTTCGCGGCTTTGGGCGCCGGAGTGACTGACGAGCTGCAGGTAGTCCACGAAGATGCACTTCACGCCCCAGCGGCGGACGGCGAGGCGGGCGCGGCCGCGGATATCCAAGAGGGTGAGGCCGCCGCGGTCGTCCACATAGAGGGGTTCTGTGGAAAATTGCGTGGCGGCGTCAAAAATGCGGTGCTTGATGCTGGCGGTGAGGAAGCCGTTGCGGATGATCTCGGTGTTGGTCTCGGCGCGGCCGAGGACTACGCGCGCAGCCAGTTCGTTGGCGGGCATCTCGAGGGAGAAGTAGACGACCGGCACGCCGCGGCGGGACATGTTGTCGGCCATGTTGAGCATCAGCGCGCTCTTACCCATGGCGGGACGACCGGCGATGATGGTGAGCTGGCCACCGCGGAGTCCGCCGGTGACTTGGTCGAAGTCGCGGATGCCGGTCTGCAGGCCGAGCTTTTTGCCGCCGGCCATGAGGCTCTCTAGCTCTTCGAGGAGACCGGGGACGATGGCGCTGGGTGCGCGCATGGAGTCGGTGGCGGTGGTGAGGGAGAGGCTGAGGACGGACTCGCCGGCTTGCTGGAGAACGCTGTCGGCGTCCGCGGCCATGTCTTGGGCGGCGGCTTGCATGGCGACGCTGGCGTCGATGATGCGGCGGCGGGCGTGGAGGTCGCGGAGGGTTTGCGCGTGATATTCGACCGCGGCGCTGCCTCCGGCGTAGTCGCCGAGCATCTCGGTGAGGGCACCGGCACCGCCAACGAAGTTGAGTTTGTGCTGCGCGTCGATGCGCTGGGTGACGGCGATGACGTTGGGCGTGCCGCCTTGACCGCGGACTTCGGCGATGGTCTCGTAGATGAGGCGATGCGCGGGCGTGTAGAAAAGGTCGGCGTGGATGCCGGAGACTTCGTCGCAAAGTTTGGGATCGGCCATGAGCGAACCGAGGACGGTGCGCTCGGTGGCGGGGCTTTGTGGGACGGTGCGTTTCATTTTAGGCGGCGCCTCCGTCGTCATTGTTCTCCAAGATCACTATGACAATGAACGTCAGGACGATCAGCACTAGGTAGGTGAGAATGATCGCGTTCATGGGCGCGGCGCTCCTTCTTGCGGCGATACAAATCGGCACGCCACTTGAGCCACTTGTCGGCGGCTTCGTCTACGGCAATAAGGTCTTCGGCAATGTGTGGCCATTGTTGTCGGAGGAGTCGTTTGGTTTCAGCATTCATAGGTCGCCGGTGGGTGCTGCAGTGTGGCGGCCTGCGTCATCTGTTGGCAGATGTTGGCATATGTAGGCATCGGGATCAAGGGTTTTTTTGGTTTCTTTGGCGAAAAAATGCGGTCGAAATTGGCGCGGTATTTGGCGCCGTTGACGGCCCGCGGAGCGTCGCCCTTTCCGGCGCTCATGTCGAAAAAACAGGGTTTTGTGTACACGTTGCGGAGGACATGTTTACGGCGTGTACATTTGCGGCGCTCATCGGATGCCGGTGGCCTCTTCGATGGCGTCATGCGCCTCGTTGGCGACTTCGTTGGACGGCTTGACGCAGCGGTTGATGACGCGGATGAGGCGATCGTTGGAGCGGATCAGCTCACGGACCTGCGACTCCAGCGAGGCGGTGTTGTCCGCGAAGTTGGAGCCGAAGCCGACCGAGCCGACAACCAAGTCGGGGATCATGGTGCTCATTACGCGGCCCTCCGTTGGCCGATGGCGGCGCGGCCGAAGAGCCATTCGCTGCGGCGGAAGTTGGCGCTGGCGATGAGGCCGCGCTTGGCGAGGAAGCGGTCGCAGGCTTTCTGCATGAGCAGGTGGTTGATCTGCGGGAGACCCGGAACGCCGCGCTCAAACTCGGTGATGCAGCCGTTTTTGAACTTCATTTGCGGGCCTCCTGCAGCTCGGTGGCGAGTTTGCGGACGAGGGCGCGCAGGGCCATGATGGTGGCGATGCTTTCGTCAGCGATGGCTTCGACGTATTCGACGTTGACGTTGTAGACGGTTTTCGGCGCCTTGGGGGCGCTCGCCTTTTTGGTGCCTTTGGCGGTTTTCATAAATATTTAAGGAGTATTAAGGATGGGGTGGGACATTTGCTGTCTTAGGGGTTTGATAGCAAATTGATAACTTAGGGGGGGGGGCAATCAATTATTGGGTTTGGGTTAATGATTCTGCGA